ATTACCACAAATAGAAAATCCAATGTTCTTAAGTTACGAGTTATTACACTTCTATCGAGGACAGTATTTAAATAGTTTAGGTGTTAATATACCAATAGCATGGAATGACCCTAGGGTACATGAGATAGTTAAAGACGATAGTAATAAAAAGTACATACATTCTATAGACAAATATGCACTAGATCAATGTAATGTAACAGGGATACCAGTAAAGGAATTACCATAATATGAGTAATCAGATAGACTTTAATTCTAACTGAATAATTATTTTTTATTATCCAGCATTCGCAGGCAGAAAATTTCTAATTAACAGTTTAGGATTAAGTAATTCTGTGGTTTTCCAAGATGAATGGTTAGCAAGAGATCAAATTGAAGTTTTATATCAGCAGTTAGGATTAACAGATTTTAATGCAGAGCATATTAATTGGTATTACCATACTTGGATTAATAAATTAAATGAACTTAAATTAAAATGAAAAAATTATTAATTATTACTGGTCCACAAGGTTCAGGAAATCATATATTTTCACGAATTTTTAGTACATCTGATATTGTAGGTGGCTGGAAAGGACTATTAGATGAATATTGGATTCCAAGTGATTTAGAACCATTTGCTGAATATTGGGTTTATCCAGAGAGGTTAACAGAACAACAATTTAATGGATATGACTATTGGGTAGCTAATGTTAGTGTTCCGTTTGTATATGATGGTATTAGACAAACTCCTAAGATTTTGGAGTTTGCCAAAGCAGCCAAATCATTTGGCATTAACGTACAAATTGCAATTATAGTTCGAGATAAAACTATCAATGAAGAACAACAATTACGTGTACGAAAAGAAGTAACATTACCTATTGCACAAAATTATTACTATAATGTGCTATTAAATAGTGAATTTCCCGTTCATTTCCTTGATAATGAGGCATTTTTCCTCCATAATCACCACTATTTAAAGTGGGTTAGTAAACTACTTAACTTTCCAGTAAATTGGGAAAGTTTAGATGTACTTAAATTTATTACCGATGATCCTAATAAAAAGTATGTACAACATGTTGATACATATTGGTTGGATAATAGAGTATGGGAAGGAATACAATCAAAAAAAGATCGAGGAATTAAATGATTTTTGATACAGATAAATTAATAATTGTTTGTTACCCTTCAGGCGCTGGTGGAAAATTTCTAATAAATTGTTTAGGTCTTAGTGATACTGCTGTCTTTCAGGATAGCCTACTAGCATTTCAACAATTAAATGGATTATTTACGCAACAAGATAAAATTAACTTATTGTTACAACGATTAGATGAAACCGTTGATGAATGGCATGATTTAGACTTAGGATGTGGGCAATTATTTGGTTGTGGTAACCTGTTGTATTTAGGTGAATATCCTGAATTAATTTTGTTGCATAAGTTTCCTGATAGTATACAGTCACTAATTAAATTTAATAAACATTATTTTTTTATAGTTGCTCATAATACTATATTTTTAGAAAAGTATTTAGATATCTGGAAAAATGCTAAAGTTATTATGTTTGAAAACTCGCAAGAATTTATTAGATCAATTAATCGGAAGAATAGTTCAAGATATTTTAATATTCATAATCAGAAAATTAATGAGTTTAAAGATAAATTTCCACGGGCATTAACAACATGGGACACAAATTGGTATTTTTCAGCTGATAGGACAGTGGCAGAAATTAAAAAGTTATACGAAACGCTAAATTTAGATGGGTTTAATCCTGATATAATTCTAAATTACTACCATGCCTGGCAAAATAAACTAATAGAATTAAAATCAAAGCAATAACGAATAAATAATAGAAACACTCGAGATTATTATGACTGCAAATATTAAAGATATTATATCTAATACAAAAGAAATTTTCATGACTGACAGTAGTCTTGACACTTTATTAAATTTTGAACGAGTATTAGATGAATTAGATCTATACGCATTTAAGAATTGGAAACAAGGGGAATTAGTACAAGGTCCGATTTATGAGAAATATTTTATTTCTTGTACATTTATGTGGCCTTATAAAATGATGCCTGATCCAACTGGTGGCGCACGATTACTAGGATATGATTGTGAAGTAACATATCAAAAATCTGTATTAAAGCATCCAACTGAAGTTAACAGTCCATCTGATTTCAGACCAGGCGGCAGAATGCCTAACATGGCAAAAAAACCAATTTGGTTGGTTACTATAGTAATTCCAAAGAAGTTAATGCAAGATATTCATCAAGGTAGTTTGGAATTAGAAGGTAGTAAAATAGATCTAGAAGATATTGAACAAGCATATGAAACTGGTGATGATCAAGATAATGGTGTACAATCAGACCAAGAAAGTACAGAGCAGGAACAAGGACAGCCAAATGTTTAATAAATTAAATGAAAACTTAGAACATGGTGATCTAAAACGGCTAATGCATACTGAACTTCACATTGATGAATTTAAAAGTAAGATGGGAGATGATGCTGATATATGTGTACTTAGTTTTAAAATAGGTGGAAAAGAACCAGCTGCTGATCTGATAAACTTTATTGAAAAAGGATATGATTGGATATTAGATGCAGATGTTAGTTCTGGAGAAAAAGAAGATGGCGATTATTTAGTATTTGTAGAATGTGATCGTACTCCTGAATTACCCGAAAAAATAGTTAATTTAATGTCCGATATTATGAACTTGACTAAACAAGACCTGGAAGAATGGCGAGTAAGCTATCAGAGCTCTACAGCTGACCATCCAATAACTATTGAAACATTAACTAAGATAATCCCACTAACTGTTAAGAAATATAAGAAAAAATATGAGAAGGAAGAAGATACTCCTTTAGATCTTAATAAACTTAAAACGGCCGCGGGATTAACAGTAGACACAATGGCACCAATAAATGAATACACCGAAAGTTTAAGGATTGCAGCCGGAATCAGATAGTACATAATAATTTTTAGTATCTAAACTTATAGTAAATAAACAATAAACATTGACAATTATTATTATTTCATTTAAACTATAAACATGACAGATTACTATCAATTATTAGGCGTTAATCGAAACGCCACACCCGCAGATATTAAAAAGGCCTATCGAAAATTAGCTACACAACATCATCCTGACAAAGGTGGTGACACTGCAAAGTTTCAAGAATTGCAAAAAGCATATGAAACTTTGCACGATCCGTCTAAACGTCACGAATATGATAATCCTCATAACCAACAACCAGGTGGGCATCATACTCATTTTGAATTTAATTTTGGTGGTGCACCTAACGATATCTTTAGTCAATTTTTTAGTCAAGGATTTCCAGGACAACAACATCCTTTTCAACAACATTCTCAGCCTCGGAAAAATAAGGATTTAAGAACAACGATTTCTGTAACTCTAGCTAGTACACTAGAAAATCAAAATAAAACTATAAATGTACAATCAACTAAAGGCGATACATTTACAATACATGTATCTATTCCACAAGGAGCAAGTGACGGAATTACTATAAAGTATTCCGGAATGGGAGATAATTTCTTTGAAACATTGACTCGTGGGGATTTATATGTTATTATAAACGTAATAGCTGATAATAATTTTCAAATACATGGTACTAATTTAGTAACTAATTTAGAAATTGATAGTATGGAAGCTATGCTCGGAACTGAAAAAGAAGTTACTGGGTTAGACAATAAAACTTATCTTATTAACATTCCACCTGGGTGTCAATATGGTACTAAATTTGGGCTCAACGGACAAGGATTGTGTAATTTAAATAATCCTATACGTGGAGACCTAATAGTTAATATTTTAATTAAAACTCTAATATTAACACCAGACCATGATATTCAGTTACGTAAACTATGGGCTAATATAAATTAAAAATATGAAAGATATGATAACTCCAAATCCTGAGATAGAAGAAATTATTTCGGTTGCTTGTGATCTTGCTAAAAGTTATAATCACGAATATGTTACAGTAGAACATCTATTAGTAGCATTATTAACCTTTAAAAGTTTTAATAGATTACTAGTTGATTACGGTGTTAATACAAAAGAATTAACTGGAGAATTATGTGACTATATTTCAAATCAGGACCATTTAGTTAACTTAGCAGATGGAATTATTCCTAAGAAAACTCATGCTCTTGAACGAGTATTTAATCGTGCATTTACACAAGTATTATTCAGTGCAAGAAGCAATATAGAAACAATTGATTTATATCTAAGTATTACTCAAGAAACTAATAGTCATGCGGCATATTACTTACTTAAATGGAATGTAAATAGAAAGGAATTAATTAGTTTTTACAATCAAATTAATCAAATTCCTAATGCTAAAACTGTTGGCTCTAAAAAATCTTGGGAAGATGATATACTAAATGAATATTGTACTAACTTAAATCAAATAGTTAAAGAAGACAAAATTGATCCTGTAATTGGTCGTGAATTTGAACTAGCTGAAATTGCACAAGTACTAGCTCGACGTAGTAAAAGTAATGTTTTACTAATTGGCGATCCTGGAGTTGGCAAAACTGCAATAGCAGAAGGACTAGCGTATAAAATTGTACATAACGATGTTCCAGAATATCTTAAAGATTATGTGGTACATAATCTTGAGGTTGGCAGTTTAGTTGCTGGCTGTAAATATCGTGGTGAGTTTGAAGAAAAACTAATTGATGTACTTGATGCGTTATCTAAAAAAGGTAAATGTATTTTATTCATTGATGAAGCACATCAAATTAAAGGTGCTGGCGCAGGAAGTTCAAGTTCAGTTGACTTTGCTAATATTATTAAACCTTACTTATCAAAAGGTAGTATACGATTAATTGCATCAACAACATGGGAAGAATACACTCAAAGTTTTGAAAAGGATCGTGCATTAATGCGTCGATTTTATAAACTTAATATAGATGAACCTACTCCTGCTATTGCAAAAGATATACTATTAGGATTACGTCAACATTTTGAAAAATTCCACGGTGGCACTATATCAGATGAAGCAATTGACGCCGCAGTTGATTTAAGTGTTAGGTATCAACCAGATCGAAGATTGCCTGATAAAGCTATTGATTTAATTGATATGAGTTGTGCAAAACTTAAAATTATTAATCCAGTCTTTGTAGTTACAAAAGATACAATTGTTGAAACTATTAGTAAAGCAACGAAGATTCCATTAGATACATTTGCTGATGAAAGTTCTAGCAATCTTGAACAATTAGAAAGCAGTATTAAAGATAGATTATATGGACAAGATACTGCAATTGATGCAGTACTTGAAAAGATATATGTATCTAAAGCTGGATTAAAATCTGTTAATAAACCAATTGGTAATTTCTTATTCTTAGGCCCAACTGGCACAGGTAAAACTGAACTAGCTAAGTTGTTAAGTGAAAACTTAAGTATGAAATTATTAAGGTTTGATATGAGTGAGTATCAAGAAAAACATTCATTATCTAAATTGATTGGTGCACCACCGGGATATGTAGGGTATGAAGATTCAAATCTAGCAGGTGGATTGTTAATTTCTGAAGTTGAAAAGAATCCATATTGTATTATTTTATTAGATGAAATAGAAAAAGCACATCCAGATATTAGTAATATCTTATTGTCAATTATGGATGAAGGTATGATTACTGGTAGTAATGGCAAGAAAGCAGATTGTAGACATGCTATACTGATATTAACAAGTAATTTAGGTGCAACTGATAACGAACGTAATAATATTGGATTTGGTCGTAGTTTAGAAAAAGATGGCGAAGATGATGATGCTGTTAAAAAATTCTTCAAACCTGAGTTTCGTAATAGATTGGATGCAGTTATTAAGTTTAATAAATTAGATAAGATTTCAATGAAGAAAATTGTTGTTAAGTTTATTAATGATCTTAATGACTTATTGGGTGAGAAATTAATTAAGGTCAGACTTACTGAGTTAATGGTTGACCATTTAGTTGAAACTGGCTTTGATAGTAAAATGGGAGCAAGACCATTATCTCGTAAAATTAATGACATTATTAAAGTACCATTGAGTAAGAAAATATTGTTTGAAAAAATAGCAGATTCAAGTACAATAACAGTTGATTATCAAAATAAAAAGGTTATATTTTCTGTGGTGGAACCACTGCAAATGGAATTATTAGAAAATAAAACAGTTGACGAGAATGGCTACATTGTAGTAGAATAATATAAGCTACTATGCTAAACTTAATAAATAATTATATACTACTATATAGGAATTAAAATGGCAAAGTTACACGAAGAAGTGTTAGTAATCAAAGTTAGTAAATTAGTTAAAGATACGGAAAATGTTGGTGCTATTATATTAGATGCCGCATCAATGTTAAGTCTTGAAGCAGTTGTACAAGAATTAGCTGGTGCAGGTGTTCTAGTAGAAATCGAAGCGGCATAAAATTACATTCAATTAAAGAGAACTCAATGAGCAAACAATCAAAACGTATTAAACCACAATCAGCACCAATTATTACACAACAAGCACCACAAGACAGTCAACCATTTGACTTTAGTAAAGTACATATTCACTTTGGTATTCCGTGTTATGGTGGGCAAATAACTGAACCATGTTTTACTAGTTTTTTACGTTTTATATTAACTGCCAGCAAATTAGGATTGCAATGGTCATTGGATACAATGGTTAATGAAAGTTTAGTTACCAGAGCCAGAAATAATTTGATGGCAAAGATGATGACTAACGAAGCGGCTACACATTTTATGTTTATCGATGCTGATATTAGGTTTCAACCTGAATCAATTCCAATGATGATAGCACAAGATAAAGATGTCATTGGTGGATTATATCCTAAAAAGGCATTGCCAATTAGTTATGTAATTAATGTTCAACCAGGTACTCAAATTATTAATGATCTATTTAAAGTAGATACAATGGGTACTGGGTTTATGATGTTCAAACGTGAAGTATATGAAAAGCTAATTGAAGCCCACCCAGAAACAAAATATGTTGATGATGTAGGATTGGGCAAACAATATGAACCAAATATGTATTCAATTTTTGATACAGTGATTGATGAAAAAGGACATTATTTAAGTGAAGATTGGACATTCTGTCGTAGATGGCAAGCAATTGGCGGAGAGATTTATGCTCATGCTAAAGTTCTGTTAAATCATTCAGGACATTATGAATTTGCTGGCGATTTAGATGTATTAACTGGTAATAAACAAGTAGATCCGAGTAAATCATGAATTCCGAAGAATTAACTTTTAAAGTATCATTATCAGGGACTTATCATAGTAAAGTCCCTGAGTATTCAATATTATTAGATGATCAAGTAATACAAAAAGCTGCAATTTCAAAATCTTCTGAAGAAATTGAAGATATAGAATTTAAAGCTACATTAACTGATGGGCCACATTCATTAAAAATACGATTAGAAAATAAAGAAAGTTCTGATACTCTTAAAGATAATTATGATAGTGAAGATTATCAAATTATTGGTGATATGTTATTAAATATTGTCAATATTCAAATTGATGATATTGCATTAGGACAATTGTTATGGGATTCGGTATATATTTTAGACGAACCTCAATCATCAAATGGAGAAGTGACCACATCTATTGAACATTGCGTTAATTTAGGATGGAATGGCACTTACGTTCTTAATTTTTCAAGTCCATTTTACATATGGTTATTAGAAAAATTATAAACTAAATATAGTAATAAAATTGAGTATTACTATATGTTTTTAACTGAATTATTTGAAGCAAAAACTAAAGATATTGTTGTAGTTTATCCTGGCCGCTTTCAACCTTTTCATAAAGGACACAAAGCAGTTTATGACTATCTATGTAGAAATTATGGTGCAGATAAAGTTTTTATTTGCACCAGCTCCAAAGTAGAAATGCCACGTAGTCCTTTTAACTTTCAAGAAAAGTTAGAGATGATAAAATTAACTGGCATTAATCCAAATAGAGTTGTTCAATCATCTCAGCCATATCGTGCTCAAGAAATAATAGCAAATTACGATCCTTCTAATACGATATTACTGTTTGCAGTTAGTGCCAAAGATATGGCTGAAGATCCCCGTTTTAAATTTAGTCCCAAAAAAGATGGCAGTCCAAGTTATTTTCAAGCTCTACCAAAGAATCTTAATCAGACAGAAACATCTGATAAACATGCTTATATCATAACAGTTCCTACATTTGAATTCAATGTATTAGGAAAACCTATGCAAAGTTCAACTGAAATCCGATCTCAATTTGCAACAGTTGATGAAAATACTAAAAAATTAATTATTAAAGATTTATTTGGTTCATTTAATGATATTGTGTATAATATAATGTCATCTAAGATAACAGAACATTCTAATTAATGCATCCTATAGAGTTTTTAGTTGAAATACATTGTTTGTACGTTGAACCTAATAGCCGATATCGAATCTATGCTAATAATAATTTATTAGTAGAACGTACATGGCGATGGGGTACAAATATATATATTGAAGAAAATATTTGGTTAAATCTTAATCTTGGATTTGAAAATATTATCAAAATTGAATCATTATCTATTCATAAATCATTACCTCCATTTATATTAAAAAATTTTAAGATTATTGATCGTCCGATTAATATAACGTCAAATACTAATCTTGCAGTTAGTTTTGTAATATAATAAATACAATATACTAACGGAAACGTACATGAAATCATCAGAATTTATTAAACAATTAAACGAATATGGCAGTTGTGGCGGCACAGCAACTGGCTCTATAGCTACTGCACCTGGTGTTAGCCAAGGTCCAGAAGTTGGATCATTATTTGGCGGTAGTTATGAACAACCTAAGACTCCAGCTAAGAAAAAATCTAGGAAGAAATAATGGAAATGAAGAAATTATTAGAAACAATTGACACTATGAGCAAGGCTGAAAAAAAGCCCGAAGGCGCTGAATTTAAGGGTTATTGGAAAGGCACAGATAAAAGTCCGCCTAAACCCGGACAAAGTGTAGGCGGTTGTAAAGAAAGTAAAAATCCTAACATAATGCGAGATTTAAAATCTGTTGCTGATGATAAAGAATTAGAATGGAAGTTGTCGGAAGAATTTGAGTTATGGGAAGACAATTTAGGTGTAGAAGAAAAACGCCCGCATCGTTCTGGCTCACGTGAAGAAAAGTTTGGACAACGTGGTCATAAAGAAAAACCATGTTATGCTACTAAATGGCCATTTGTTAATGATGAAAGAAAATCTGATGTAAAAGAAGAAGAAGATAAACCAGCTAATCAATATTATAATCCTAATCCACAAACTCCTAAAATGATCGGCATGTATTTTTATGATGTTCCTGCTGGCAAAGAAGGGTTAGCACGAGCCTCTGGACTTAAACAAACAAAAAGTGGTAAATGGGCAATAACACAATATGATACAAGTGGTGCAACATTTAACGATTTAAAACGAAAAGCCGATGTTCGCATTGGTACCGGTAAATGGTGGGCTCCAAAACAAGTATCCGAAGGCGAACATTCTCAAAAGTATAGATCAACTATATCAAGTTTTGATAGAATGTCTAAGATGGCTAAGTTAAATACAGAATTACAAAAATTAGCAAAATTAGTAAAAGAAAAGGAAGGGCGTATCCGGACAAAAACAGAAATTAATGAATTTGGGGCAACTCCTGTTACTCCTCCAATCGGAACAGCCACAGCTAAACCAGCTATAGGTGCACCAGCGGTAGATCCGGTTCAAGCTAAAAATGTAGCTGCCGCAACTGCAACATTAAAATCTGCAACTAGTAATCCTGCAGCACCAACTGCAATTGCAAAGGCAATTAATAATGCTTCAACTGGAGCAACAGTTAATGCACAAGATATGAAAGCATTGGCACCAATGATGGGACTTGTAGGACAGGCAGCTCAGGATCCAAAATTAGCTAATCAATTTAAATCATTTGCTGTTCAAGCACAACAAGCAATGAAAAAATAAAGAGAATATAAATGAAATCAACGGATTTTTTAGATACCAATATACAAGTTAATGAAGATATTAATCAAAAAGATAGTATTCGAATTGATGTACCTTTATTAATTCGCTTATTAGAATATGCACGTGAAGATGCTAAAACCGATTTAGATTTACATAATGTTGCAGAAAAATTAATTAATCTCAGTCAAACTGGACATATATTAACGATGAATGACTATACTAAAATTTGTGATACAGAAGGACGATAAATGACTTTACATATTAAAGCTGCAGGATCATGGAGAAAAGTTTTAGCGGTATCAGTTAAAGTTGCTGGGAGGTGGCGAGATTGTGTTGATGGACTTTATAATGATGATGGAACATGGAAATCTTTTTTGTACGAACCAGGTAGTATTGAAACTGATCCACCACCAACGCCTTACACGCCACCTATATTAATAATAGACCCACCTATAACAGTTGATCCTTACAAACCAGGTCATTTCCATTCAGATAAACCAGGAACAACTACTTTTGTAGTTCCACTTGGTGTGTTTAGCATAGGTGTATCAGTATGCGGTGGGGGTGGAGGAGCAACTGGTTCATCATGGACTGGCGGTGATGCATGTGGCGGATCTGGTGGGGGTGGGGGAGGGACCGCAAGTACGACATTTAAAGTTATTCCAGGACAAGTTCTTACAATTGTCGTTGGCATTGCCGGAAAAGGTGGTGCAAGTGGTGCCAGTAAAGACGGAAAATCAGAACGCGGTGGTGATGGTGGAATATCTAAAGTTACTGGCGGAACTTCAGTTCATGGCGGTGTCGGAGTCTGCTTTGGTTATGGTGGAACTGGTAGTGGAAGTGGTTATCCAAACGCAATGGGAATGGGAGGAGTGGGTTTTGGAGGTGGTGTTAGTCCCACCAGTGGTGGGAATGGGACACAAGGTGGGGTAGGGAGAAACTATAGTATGGGTGCTGGCGGTCAGCCTAATGGTGGGGCTGGCAATAGTGGAGACGGCGGAGCTGGCTGGGTTTCGTTGTCATGGTAAAGTAAATGAGAACAATGTTATTTTATCCTTGTCGAGCAGATCATGCTGCTGATCCATCACACCAGTTATTTTTAGAAAAATTACTGGGTGTAGAAATTGAAACATACCTAATATTTGAACATCGAAATCAGTATGATCATGAACATATCCCTGAATATTTTCCAGGTACTAATATATTAATGCCTAGTACTTGTTGGTGTGATATTCCTGATCATGAGAATCCAAAATGGCCAAAATTGCATTTTAGATCCGAAGAGGCAGATGAAATCCAATTTCCAGACTGTACTGAATTTGTTGCGGGCGGCGATGATTTATTTTTATTAGACATCGATGAAATTCATACTAAGTATGGAACTAATTTTTCAGGACCTGGTGATTGGTAAATGAGAGCACAAGATTTCCTCACTGATGCCAGACGGAACCCCAGACTGAATCCTAAGTATAGTGAATTAACACAATTAGAACATATTGAACTTGAGTACAGCACTGAAAATATGTACGTACGATTCGTTGACTTACCAAAGTTAGGTATTAATCCAAATAGCACATATGGTACACCATTTGGTATTTGTGCATATCCACTTGAATATGTTATTGAAAAAGAACTTGATGTTCCGTTTGCTGGCGAAATGCCTTATATGGTAGTATTTGAAGATACAGGTGCAAATCTATTACATCTTCATAAACCAAGCACAGAATGGACTCCAGACGATCTTGAGTTAGGTAGACGTATGGTACCTATTCTTAAATCAGTATTAAAAACTGATAAACTAGATATGAAGACTGAAAAGCATGATCCACAAGATGAAGATGCAACAGAACGTGAATGGAGTCCTGTTTGGTCTTGGATGTATAAGAATATTTTACAATTTAGTGATTATGCTAATAGAGGTAAAACAGCCACAAAAATATTAAAACAATTAGGATATGATGGAGTTCGAGATCCAGGTTACGGTATTATATTCACAGATGAACCTGAACAAACTATATTTTTTAATACATCAAACCTAAAATTAATAGCAAGTATTGACCGACATATAAGCGATACTTTTATTGCATATGGTAAACCAAACGACTGGACTAACTATCATCCAAAAGAATTAACTAAAGCAGATACTGCCACAACAAGAAGCCGTTATAGCAATATAGAAAAGATACAAAAAAACTATGAACGTGAGATGGCATATTATTTTAGAAAACATACAGGCTGGTCATTTGAACAGTTAATTCAAAAATATCCTTACTTAATACAATATTATCATTCTGCTACACCACAACAAACACAACATTTTCAAGCTATGGTATTAGCTGATCCAAAAAGATGGGCAGATAAATATGAATTAATGCCAGTTGATTTTCAAATAAAATTAATACAATCAAATTCTGATAATTTACAATATATTCCCAAAGTTGCTAAAGAAACTATGATTGCCGCAGTAAATAAATATCCATTTGCAATTGGTGAAACAAACCGTTATAATAAGCATTGGGAACAAGATACTGATGTACAAATTGCTGCATTAAATAGTTTTATAGCTAAAAATCGTACAAATCCACATCTACATGAGATATTGATGGCATTTGTTAAGACACAGATTAAATACGGAACACAAGAATTTAGAAATTACTTCTTTGATTTAAAAGATCTAAGAAACGAAATCCAAAAAAACTGAGGTAAGTAATGGGCGGTAATGTTTTTAAAGATGCACATGGACCAAGTACAGGACGTATCAATAAAGCGGATGTTATCACCACAGTTGAATGGTTAGAAAATCTAACCGGACTTAATCTTATTGATAATATGTTAGGTACAACTGGCAAAAAAGAATCCAGTGGCGACTTAGATCTTGCAGTTGATGCAGAAAAAATTGATAAACAAACACTAATTGATGTACTATTAAAACGTGGCATTGATACGCAAAGTATTAAAAAGTCCGGCGATAGTGTACATCTAAAAACTCCAATAAACGGCAATCCTAAAAATGGTTATGTACAAACAGATTTTATGTTTGGAAGACCAGAATGGCAACATTTTAGTATGACTGGAAGTCCAAACGGAAGTCCGTATAAAGGTATGCATAGACATTTGTTACTTGCTAGTCTTGCTAAATCACAAGGACTAAAATGGAGTTATAAGAACGGATTAGTTAATAGAGAAACTAATGAAGTTGTTAGTCAAAATCCAAATGAAATTGCACATATATTGTTTAATGGTAATGCGTCAGACTTAAATAGTGTAGAATCTATAATTAAAAAAATTAAATCACTTCCAAATTATGAAACATTAGTTGCACAATTTAAAGGTGATCTTGCACGTGATCCGCAAGGCCCACAATTAGACAATATGTATGCTGAATCTACACAATGGTTCAGAGCAATGGAGAATATACTAAAATGAAATTAACTAATTTTATTAGTCAGCAGTTACTTATAATGGAAAGTGAATTGGATGACATACTTGCACAACCTACTGCAACTGGACCGAGCAAACTTAAACAAGCGGCAGTTGCTGGTGCTAAAGCAGTAGGTAAAGTAGCTACCGCAGCTGGGAAAGGAGCAGTTGCTGGTGCTGATACAAGTTTAAATATTGTTAAAAATACAGCTAAAGCCGCTACTAATGTATTAGGAACATCAGGTGGTATAAAATCACCTGGGCAAAGTGGACATTTTAAAAATGTTGACATCTTTGGAACTAATAACTCTGCAGCAACTAGCAACGACGAAGTAGAACCAACTTCTTCATCAACTGTATCTAAACAAATGATAGATACTGCTCGTAATGTTACTAAAGGTAAGGTTGCAACAACGCCAACTGATGTGCCCGAAGTTAATGATTTATTAAAAAAACTGCAAGTATTAAAAAAATAATGACAACTGAGCAGTTTGATCAGTTAGAACGAATAAAGGAACAATTTCTTCAGCAAAAAACGGTCACTGAAGAATTAGAATTGCCAATGGAACCAGAAAATGAGATCATCTGAATTTATAGTAGAATATTTACTTTTTACTGCTAAGACTAAAAACATTAGGATATTAGTTAGTAGTCATGTAAGAGATCGAGCATTAGAACGTGATATTCCATGGCCTGTCATTAGTGATATGATTTTTAGCATAACTAAAATCACACCAAAATTAGAACAAATGCTTAACTTTGATAAATTTTATTTTCGAGATCCAACAAATAATATTGAAATTGGTGCCAGATATCATGCTAACCCAGATGATCCAAAAGGTATGACTCGTACTTTATTTTTAAATACTGTAATAAATCCAACAGATGTTGATTACACACGCAATTGGATTAAACGAATTATCGTGCCATCTATTCAGACAAAACAAATAATTGACCCAAACTCCCTTAGGACCGCGACCAAAACAGTTGCGTAGGGAAGGCGACTACTGCCTTGAGTAAGTACCGATTCGCTACCGGGAATCTCTAAAAGTAGTACTAATAATTTTAATAATAAATATAGTATATATTATTACCAGGACATTTCGATGCGTTTCAAAGAATTTAAGTTAAATCCACTAACTGAAGCGATACTTGATGAAGTATCAATGAGTCCTACTTCTTTGCAAAGATGGGCTGATAGCCCAGATGCCGAAGGCATGTTAATGGGTATTGAGTTTGAGATGTGTGTACCAGGTGATGGATTTGACAGAGAATCCGAACCTGATTATAGCCATGATCCGTTGGTTTATTCAGTTGAAGAAATATTAGATTTTTATGATCAAGGCGAACATTCAGATCTGACATACTATCGCGGTCAAGTTGAACAATCACTTATGGAATTATACCAAAACTGGTATTTTGATGCAATTGGTGAATATATTGATAATAATCCCGGAACATTATCAATGTATCTTTTTGAAGAAATTAGTAATCTCATTGATTTTGAGGACTATGTAGACAAAGCCAGAGAAGAACTTGGCGATGATGCCCAAGACGAAGATGTACAAAAGTTAGCACATAAATTACACCGAGACGACATCGATACAATCATCAGTGATGAAATGGATATATATGAAGAAGCATTAGATCTTGTTCGTGCAAGAATAGAAGAAGAAATGCAAGATTCAAGTTTGCTTAGTGAAAAACGATGGCTACGTGATGTAGGTGTATCTCGTATGACTGATGCAATGGATTTAAATGATTATTTACAATGGCCATTGTTTGAAGATGATGGCGTAATAGAAGGAATAGGTAATGACTTTGCTACAGCAATCGGCGAACCTGTACATACAAATTCCGGTTATCACGGTAGTGGTAGAGGTAGAGGTCTGTGGATAATTGAACCAGATAGTTCAATTGATTGTGATCATCCTGATGATAAGGGATTAGAATTTATTAGTCCACCACAATCAATTAGTGAAACTCTTCGTCAGATGTCAGAATTACACGATTGGGCAAACAGCAAACAATGTTATACCAATGAATCTACTGGTTTACATATGAACATTAGTATTCCAGATTATTCAATTGAGAAATTAGATTTTATTAAATTAGCATTGTTTATGGGTGACAAATATATACTTGATCAATTTGATAGAACAACTAATTCATATTGTAGAAGTGCAATTGATATTATTAAGAGAGGCACAACATCAGAGAATGTTAACCAAGTATTAATTAAGATGCGTCAACATTTAAATGTGGCAGCTAGCAAATTAATACATCAAGGTTGGACAGCAAAATATACAAGTATTAATACTCAAGATGGATATGTTGAATTCCGTGGACCAGGTGGTGATTATTTAAATAAATCAGTTACTGAATTAACTAACACAGCATTACGTTTAGCAATGGCATTAAATATCGCATGTGATGAGAATGCTCATAAAGAAGAATATGCTAAAAAATTATATAAATTAATTGCCGTAGCTGGACCTAAAGATAATACCATTGATCTATTTGTTGACTTCACATCAGGCAAGTTAAGTCAAGCTGATTTAAAAGCATATCTTAGACAACGTCAAGCAGGTCGTGCAAATCAAAAAGAACTAAAAAATCCTAATGCTAGCAAAGTTGCTCCAGCTACACATCAAGGTATGTCACAGCCAGGTACATCATGGCATGTAACAAATAATAGTACTGGACAAAGTTCAACTATTTCGGCTAATAATTTAGAAGATGCTCAATTTGTTGTTAGGACAATGACTGGAATGCCAGTCGACCAATATACTATTACTAGGGCAAACGATGCGTTTTAAAGAATTTAAACTAAATCCACTAACTGAAGCGATACTTGATGAAGTATCAATGAGTCCTACCTCTTTGCAAAGATGGGTAGAAGGCCCAGATGCAGAAGGCATGTTAATGGGTATTGAATTTGAGATGCTTGTACCTATTTCCGACGTTTATGAAGAATTAACTAGTCAACCCAAGGGATCTACTGAAAAAATACCTAATTATGCTTACGATAGGACACCACGTTCGATTAGTGATGCAGTTGATTTCTTTAAAAGAGATCATTATGAAAACAATCCAGGATTTGATGAAAGACAAGCTAAAGAATTAGAAGATAATTTAGAACAACGTTACGAAAAATGGAAAGATGGCAAATTAGGTAGGATTGTCGAGCACGATGATTATTATGCTAAAATGTTAAAAGATTATATGATTGAATTTCTTAGCGATACTTATGATGAGGAAGATTCTGATAAATCATTTAATGAGGCAGAAGCTGAATTAGGTGAAGAGGCTGAATATGATGATGTAATGAAACGAGCCACAGAAATACGTAATGAATTTGCTAAGAAAGTTATGGCGGATAGTAACAATCCAGAATTTAGTGAGTTATATCAGACCATATATTCAGACGCTTTTGACCATATGAAAAGTGTGGCATATCGACCACAGTCTATTAAAAATATGGTAGCAGAAGACCGTTGGTTTGAAGATATTGACATATCAATGCGTAATATTAGCCAAGATTTTAATATAAGATGGCCCTATTGGGAGTCTCCTAATAATTTTAGTAGTATAGACGATATTGATATTATTAAATTTATAGGCAACGATTTCAGTGAGAGATTAGGTGGCATTGAATTTGAAGCAAGCGAAGGTTACCACAGTATTAGAAATCGTAACTCAGGTAAATGGATAATTGAAACAGATAGTTCAATAACACGCACAGATGCATTTGGAGGAAGGGGTGGTTCTCCAAGACGTAATCAGGAACTAGGATTAGAATTTATTAGCCCTGCTCAACCTATTGCTAAAACATTAGAACAATTAAAACAATTAATAGCTTGGGCAAAAGAATGGGGTTGCCAAACTAATACATCAACTGGGTTACATATTAATATTAGCGTGCCAAATTTTTCAATTGATACATTAGATTATATTAAATTAGCACTGTTTATGGGTGATAGATATATACTTGATCAATTCGGCCGTCTGAGTAATAGTTATTGCAACAGTGCCGCTGATATTATTGATTATCAAAGAGATACAACAAGACCGGTAGTGGTTGTTAATATATTAGATAAAATGCGTGATCAGTTAAATTTAAAAGCCAGCAAATTAATTCATGATGGAATGACTGAGAAATATACAAGTATTAATACTAAAGAAAAATATGTTGAATTCCGTGGACCGGGTGGAGATTATTTAAATAAACCAGTTGTTCAACTAGTTGATACTTCGTTAAGGTTAGCAATGGCATTGAATATCGCATGTGATGAACAGGCCCATAAAGAAGAATATGCTAAAAAGTTATATAAATTAGTTGCTCCGCTGAACAGTAACAATGATATGGTAGGAATATTTTCACAATTTTCAGCTGGTACTATAGACAGAGACCAATTAATAAATAGAGCTAAAAATCTTATATCTGACAAACCAATGTCTAAATCACAATTTGAATTGCCTTGGTGGTCAATTGTGCCAGCTCGTGACTCTTCAGCATCAAATGTGGTAGAAATACAAGCACGTAATAAACAAGAAGCATTTAAACTAGCATCGGCAGAAGTTGATAAACGTGAGTGGTGGATAAAAGATGCCTGGAAAACTGCACTCGAAGATGAAAGCAAGTATGGCAAAGGTAGTGGATTTGTAGTTACCCAAATGAAGAGTCCGCCAATTGGCAAAAGAAGAGTGCCAAGAAGACCTAAACCGGCTGCATCGGTACAACGTCCAGCATCACAAAGAGTATATAAAGTCTGGGTTATAAGAGAGCCAGAACGCAACTGGTTGGTATCAGCAAGTGATGTTGCATTTGCAATAAATAGAGTTGCCGCTGGTAATGACATTCCGGCCCACCTACTAGATGGCGAATCAGAAGAAGAGATATAAATGAAAGCATATGAATTTATAGTCGAATACCAAGCTCCAGACATTGAAGTAGGTGATGAAATAAGAATTGGTAAGTTCAAGAATAGAAAGGCCGAAGTAAAAGGATTTACTAAAGACAACCACAATCAGCCTGTACTTAAAACTACCAAAGGTGATCAACCGTTATTTAAACCGCGTATTGTTAAACTTATGAAAGATAACAAATGAATATTTTTGAATTATTTGATCAACCAGTACAATATGATTGGGAAAACTTAGATGATCGTGGCGGAACAGCAACATTTCAGATTGGTGACAATGAGTACCAAGTTATGGTTTATGCTGGCGGAACAGATGAAGAATATTATCCTGATGAAGATGAACTACCTGAAGTAGATATTGAATTCTGTCGTATGGTTAACAATAAATGTGTTCAAGATATAACAGGTAGTGGCAATGCTGGAACAGTTTTTGCTACTATAGTAGCAATTATGCAAGAATATATTAGTAGTCACCCAGTTGGTGCACTAATGTTCTCAGCTAAAGAAGAAAATCGTCAACAATTATATATGAGAATGATAAAACGATTATTACCTACATGGAAAATTACTCGTAGTGGAGGAAGTTTTTACGCCACACCCCCTTATAACAGGACCTAACACTATGCGTTTTAAAGAATTTAAACTAAATCTACTAACAGAAGCGATACTTGATGAAGTATCGATGAGTCCTACCTCTTTGCAACGTTGGGCTGATAGCCCAGATGCAGAAGGCATGTTAATGGGTATTGAATTTGAGATGGTCATACCTAACTTATCATTGATGGATTATGACAGCACTGATTACGACTATGATAGAGATATTGATAATATCCAAGATATCGTAGGGTGGTTCCAGGACGAATATCGTATTCCGGTTGGTGGGGTTCCACTTAGTGAATGGTTGAGGCGTGAGTATAATGAATGGAAGGAAGAGTTTAGTGATGATGATTCGGATCTCAATGAGAAAGATTGGTTAGAGGATTCTGACGTGTTTTCGTTACGTGATGCTGCAGAAATATGGGATCTTGAATGGCCCAGCAAACCTAAAGATTCCAAAGAAGGCATTACAATTGATGATGTTAGTAGATCTTTTCAGAAAGCATTAGGATTAACTAAAGTGCATACTAGTAGTAGTTATCATGGCGCAACCAGAGAAGACAGTGTATGGTCGATTGAAACAGATAGTTCAATTGAGGGTCTGCATGGCGATAACGGCCTAGAATTTATTAGTCCTGCTCAACCAATTGCCAAAACATTAGAACAGATGAAACAATTAGTCAAATGGGCTAAAAGTGAAGAATGTTATACAAATGACTCAACTGGGTTACATATTAATATTAGCGTGCCAAATTTTTCAATTGAGAAATTGGATTTTATTAAATTGGCATTGTTTATGGGTGACAAATATATACTTGATCAGTTTAAACGTACAAGTAATAACTATTGCAGAAGTGCAACCGACATTATTAAAAGAAAAGTTACTCCTGAGAATGCAGAAGCGGTACTGGCAAAGATGCGTGAGCACTTGAATATTGCTGCCAGCAAATTAATTCATAGCGGCACAACCGACAAATATACAAGTATTAATACCCAAGATGGATATGTTGAATTTCGTGGACCAGGTGGTAATTATTTAGATAAACCAGTTGAACAATTGGTTAACACTTCGTTAAGATTAGCAATAGCATTACAAATTGCATGTGATGAAAATGCTCATAAAGAAGAATATTCTAAAAAGTTATATAAATTAATTGCTCCAGCAGATAGTAATAATGATACTGTTAAGTTATTTTCAATGTATGCGGCTGGAGAATTACATAGAAATCTTTTAATGTATTCCGTACGACAAATTCAAAAAATAAGAAAAGGTATTGTACCTGGGCAGATTAACATACCGTTATTTGATATATTTAAACCGGAATATGCACAATACTTAGATATGAAAGGAGATTGGCAAATAAGTTACCCAAATGGTGATATAGGGCACAGATTTGATGTAACACCTAGAATGCTAGCACACGCGGCAGGATCATTGCCAGAAGGAACTTCAATTCAAATAACCCTTAAAGGACAAGATCAACCACAAGTGCCAAATCAAAGTGCGACTATAACTACACCTGCGCCAAGGGCAGAGGCTGTGTCTGGTGATACTGCAGATCCGCTATGGAAAATTTACAGAGACGGATATCCACAGAACTATACATTACGGCACTCACCTACAGCACAAGCCGCATTAGCATGGGCATCTGCCAGAACTGATATGCCCAAGAGTAATTTTCAAGTCCGCCTAGCCTAGGGAATAAAATAAGATGCAATTAGTAGATTTATATGATAATGAAACTAGAATCAAAGCTGAAAAAACACTAATGGATGCTTTTGTTGATTTTCTTCCAATGGCAATGCAATATTTAAAAATAGATATGTTACCTACTATTAAATTAGAAAAGTATATCGATGATACAGAACAACCAACTTTTGGACGTTATGTTGATGAAGAAAATAAAGTCTATATTGCAATTAACGATAGACACCCAACAGATATTTTACGTACACTTGCACATGAATTAGTTCATTATAAACAAGGTACAGAACATAATTTAGGACCAGATTCTGGAGAGACCGGAAGTCCTATTGAAAACGAAGCACATGCAGTAGCTGGTATTATGATGCGACAATTTAATGCCGCATATCCTGAATATTTAAAAGCGAAACCAATCATTGAGATATGAAACTTAATTTAATACTTTCTCGAACTGATTGGACAGCATTTGATGACCCTTCATTTAACTTTATAGCAACCGAAGAGAAAATTCAACATAATCATAATCATTTTTTTAATAGTACATTAGTTAAACAAAGATTAATTAATGAATTATTTAATCCTATAATGGATTTTTTTGAAAAGAACTAATAAAGTTTACCAAAATATTAAGTTTTTTAAAGTAAATAGTGTACAATATATATTCAATCAATTAAAGAGGACATTTAACTTATGGCAAGTAGAGCATTCAACGGCGCAGATAAAGCCAAACTAATTCAGATTGTTAATGAAGGTATCCAAGTTATGACAGAAGTAGAAGATCTGACTGCTGGACTTAATGATACCATTAAAGCAATTGCTGAAGAATTAGAAATCAAACCATCATTACTTAAAAAAGCAATTAAACTTGCACAAAAGGGTAAATTTACAGAAGCAACTGAAGATTACGAAACAGTAACTGATATTTTGGAGACAGTCGGTCGTACAATCTAAATATGAAGACCAATTACCACAAAACCATTCAGTTTATTAAACAGGATTGGAGGAGTAATCCTGTTCGATTATGTTTTGAAACAATAAATTGGCTTCTTAATCTAACTATTGCTTCTATAGTTTCTTTTACAGTACCAAATACAAATTGGTTTTTAATTTATCCAATTATTTTTTGTGCAATTAGTATTAGTATATACTCGTCAATAAGTAGAGGAAGTTTTGGAATATTATTAACAAGTTCAACATTGCTTATTATTGATGTAATTGGATATTGGCGACTGTTAGCAATATAACAAGGACCGCACACTTTACGTGCATGTAGAATGGTAAACCAGCCACAAATGGAAAGGAGTTAAATGAAAAAATACAACACCCAATGGGTTAAAACTATAGGCAACAATATATGAGTTATGTTGATGCCTTATTTGATCGTGCAAAAGACCGCATTTATGTAGTTGAACGCAAAAATGGTATTCGTGAATATACCGAATACCCAGCAAACTATGTTTTATATTATAATGATCCTAAGGGAAAATTTAAAACAATATATGATACTCCTGTAAGTAGATTTAGTACACGAGTAGGAAAAGAGTTTCAAAAAGAAATACGTATACATTCGGATAATCGTTTATGGGAAAGTGATGTTAATCCTGTATTTAGATGTTTAGCTGATAACTATCAAGGTATACTATCACCTAAATTACAAACTGCATTTTGGGATATCGAAGTGGACTTTGATCCATTAAATGGCTATGCTCCAACATCAGATCCATTTAATCCAATTACCGCAATATCCGTTTACCTAGATTGGTTAGATAAAATGGTTACATTGGTGATTCCACCTAAGAGTTATAGTTGGGAAACGGCACAAGAAATCTGCAATCAATATGAAAATTGTATTTTATTTGATCGTGAAGATGATATGTTGAATATGTTTCTTGATCTAATAGATGATGCTGATGTATTAAGTGGGTGGAATAGTGAAGGTTACGATATTCCGTATACAGTTGGACGTATTATACGGGTATTAAGCAAAAATGATACCAGGAGACTTTGTCTATGGGATCAGTTGCCAAAACAGCGTGAATTTGAACGATTTGGTGCCAAAAACATCACTTTTGACCTCATTGGAAGGGTACATTTAGACTACATGCAGTTGTACCGCAAATATACCTATGAAGAAAGACATAGTTATAGTTTAGATGCAATTGGTGAATACGAACTAGATGAACGTAAAGTTGCATACGATGGCACATTGGATCAATTGTATAATC